CTTCGGCTGGTCGCCAGCGGGCGGTTATATCGGGGATGCGGCTGGGAATGTGGCACCCTTCGGGGCCGTGAGCCTGCCGAGCGGCGTTACCGGCGAGCGCGTCGGGTCCAGTCAGGCCGGGGCCTATCTGAATGATATTCTGGAACGCCGGGCGACACTCAGCGCCATCAGTCAGGCGCAGGCGCTTGCGCTCGCGGCAACCGTGTGAGGCAGCCATGCATGAATATCTGATCCGCGCGGCCAATCGAGACGGGATCATCGCCATTCTCGCGGCGGCCAGCATTGACAGGCATGACCCATACGTATGGCAGTTCGATGGCGAGCCGGTGCTATGCGCCTCCCGCGTGGTCATGCCGTGGCCGGAGATGGTTCCGGGCACCCCGGTGGATAGTACTGACCCTGAAACTGGCGAAACGGTGATGACAACGCCGATGGTCGAAACCGGTGATTGGTTGTGCCGGGTGCTGGTCGATCAGCCGGATGAGATGCTGACGGCTTTGGCGACCTGATGACCTTCAAGATCATTGAATTCGATATTGCGGCGCTGGGTCTGGATCGTGAAGCTTTTGCCAGGACCATGGCGGTGGGGGCACGCGCGGCGCTGGCGGAAGTTGTGAGCAGCGGGCAGGGCAGCGATCAGTATGAGCGCATCGTCAATGGCCGGATCGGGGCGGCGGAAGAAAGCGTCGAGCCGCCGGGGCCGATCATCTATCTCTTCAACTATCTTGAAGAGGCCACGCAATTCGGGCTGGCCTATCTGGCGGCGCGCTATCCGGTGACAGGCCCGGCCAAGGGTGGGCATTATCGCGCCGCACATCGGCTGTTTGTCAATGGCAAGGTCTGGCAGGGCGGCGAGATCGGTATTGATGACGATATCATGATTGTGAATATCCAGCCTTACGCCCGTAAGGTTCATGTGGGCGCGAAGGGGTTTGCCGCGAGCAAGGGCATTTATGAGGATGCCCGGCAGGCGTTGAAAAGGGCCTATCGCAATGTGATAGATGTCGAATTGACCTTTGTCACACTGTCAAACGGCTATGTGTTGAAGGGCCGAGCTGTCACGTGGCAGCAAGTTCGCGCCTTTCGCACCGGTGCAAAAACAACACGCAAGCCGCGCAAGGATTTGCAAGCAGGTGTCGCCGTGACCTATCCGGCCCTGAAAATCAGAAGGATTGACGGCTGATGGCAAGCGGGGCAGCGCATGATGCCATCCGGAATTGGCTTGAAGCCAATTTCACGGCGGCAACACTTTATTTTGAAAATGAGGACGCAACGCCACCTGATGCCGGTCTTGATGTGCGCTGGGTCTATGTCGAGATCGAGGGCGATGAAGAGGATCAGGCCTCGATTGGCGGCGGATCTGCCGACGAGAATATCTGGCGCGAAACCGGCACCATCAAGGCCTATGTGATCGTGCCTGTGGGGGAAGGTGTTGGCGCGGGAAATGATCTGCGCGACCAGCTGGCGGATGCCCTGCGCGGTTTGCAGACGGGCGGCGTTGTGTGTCGCCGCATGAGCCGCGTTGCCGGTCTGTCCTGGGAAGGCAATGGCAATGGCAATTGGTGGGCATTGCCGCTGGTCGTGGAATTTTACAGGGATGCCTGACAACGTGATCGATCACGTATTTTCAAAGGATGACTGACATGACTGACCTGATGGTATTGAAAGCGTTCCAGACGCGCTCGCAGCGCTTTCGCGCGGGTTCGCCTGTGACAAAGGCCTCACTGGTTGCCGCCGGTGTTGATGTTGCGACGATGCTGGCGCGCGGCTTTCTGAGCGATGACAGCGCGGACCTGGCGCCCCTGCCCGCGGCGCAGGCACACAGAAACAAGAAGATGTCGCCCGCCGCCTGAGCGGGTTTTTCCTTTCCATTCACCCTGACTGCCGGAGGCCGCCATGAGCGACAGCAATCGAGTCCAACTTGCCTTTGTCCGCGAAGTGACGCGCGGCACGACGCCGGGCACGCCGCGTATGCGCAAGGCACGCATCGCCAGCGAAAGCCTGTCCTACAAGCCTGATTTTGTGCAGAGCGATGAACTGCGCGATGACCGGATGAATTCCGATCCGATCAAGGTTGGTGAGAGCATTGGTGGCGGCGTCAATTTCGAGCTCAGCTATCCTGTGCCATCGAGTTTTCTGGCCGAGGGACTGGCCAGCGCGATGCAGAATGACTGGGTCGATACACCGACGCGCGACAATGACGGCACGGCTGACAGCGCGCTGACGGATGTCGCCAGTACTGGCAGCGCTGTCACCTGTGTCACGGGTGCCGCCTTTGTGGTTGGTCATCTGGTGCGCCATACCGGCTTCACCAATGTCGGCAATAATGGTGTCTTCAGGGTGACCACCGGCGGCACGACAAGCTATGCTTGTGCGGGGGCGACCTTTACCAATGAAATCGCCCCGCCTGCTGCGGCGCGGGCCAAGGTGGTCGGCTTTGAAGGGGTGAGCGGTGACATAACCGCGACGGCAAATGGCCTGGGCTCGACAATGCTGAATTTCACCACGCTGGGGCTGGCGGTAGGCCAGTGGATCAAGATCGGTGGCTCGGCTGCCGGGGAGAAATTCGCGACAGCCGCCCTCAATGGCTGGGCGCGGATCATCGCCATTGCCGCCACGGCGCTGACGCTGGATAACAAGCCGAGCGGCTGGACAACGGATGTCGGCACCGGCAAGACCATCAATGTGTGGTTCGGCGACCGGATCAAGAATGGTGTCAGTGATTTCGGTCTGACACTGGAACGCGGCTTTCTGGATCAGCAGACGCCGACCTATGTGGCGCAACGCGGCATGACGGTCAACCGGTTGCAGCTGACGCTGACCAACAAGCAGAAAATCACCGGCTCGTTTGATTTCCTCGGCATGGGCGGCGGCGAAAGCACGACAGCGCTGGATGCCTCGCCCGATGCCGCGCCGGACAATGCCAACTATCCGATCATGTCGGCATCGGCGGATGTGGGGCGGATTGCCGAAAACGGCGCGACTGTCACGACGCCGAACTGGGTGCGCGAATTGTCGCTCTCGCTCAACAATAATCTGCGCGCGATCGAGGCTGTTGGCGAAATCGCCCCGGTGGATATCGGTTCGGGTGAGTGTGCTGTCGAGGTGACGGCAACGACCTATTTCGGCAGCGACACGCTTTACGCCAAGCTGCTGGCGGGGACCGCGACCAATATCAATTCGCGGATCACCAAGGGCACACAAGCCATTGTCCTTGGTCTGCCTCGCCTGACCGCCATGGAAGGCACGCCAAACGCCGGTGGCAAAAATCAGGATGTCATGCTGCCGCTGAAGCTGATGGCGTCCTATGACAGCCTGACAGCGGCACAGGTGCTGATCGACCGGCTGGAATATTGGGAATAGGCCGCCATCAGCTTCCATTCATTGCAATTGAAAGATCATCATGACTGACGAAAAGACAGAAAATCACCCGGCGCGCATCCGGCTTGAAAGCCTGCGCTCCGATGGCGACAAGGAAACCGGTGGCGACTGGGTGGCGGTTCCGGAATTACCCGGCGTTGAACTGAAGGTGCGGAGCTTCAATTATCCGCCCTATCGGATTGCGCGCGATCAGCTGATGGCGAAGATCGTGCGCAAATATAAACGCGTCAAAAGTGTCGAGCGCGATGCCGAGGCTGAACGCGGCTTTGGCGAGCTTTATGCCACGCATATCCTGCTTGACTGGCGCGGGCTGGATATCGACTACACGCCGGCACGGGCGCTGGAGGAAATGACACATCCGCAGGCGCGTGTGTTGCGCGCCGCTGTCGAATATTGCGCCAATATTGTCGGCGAACCGGACATCGAGTTTCTGGAGGACGCGGCAAAAAACTCCGCAGCGCCCTCCGATATGATCTGACGAGGGCGCAGACTGCCGACTGGCTGGACGAGCTGGCGGACGATGATCCTGAAGCGGCTGCCCATGCGGCGCGATTACAGCGCCGAGAAGAGGAAGAGCTTGACCCCGCTTACCGGCTCTACTGGGACGCCTGGCATGATTTGCGGCATGACAGGCCCTATTTCGAGGGCGGCTGCGAGGGGTACATTCCCTTCACGGCGCTTTTGGTCTGGGCGCGGCATCACCAGTTGGATGCTGCCGAATTCGAGCGTGTCAAGCTGCTGATTGCGGCGCTGGACGCGGAATATCTGAAAATCATGGCAGAGATGCGCGCGGCGCGGAAAAGGGAGGGGTGAAATAATGGTACAGAAGCTTTCCGAGCTGCGCGCCGTCGCGACGCTCGAAGGGGCCCAGAAGTTTGCTGCCGATGCCTCGCTTGTCAAAGGCTCGCTGGGGCAGGTGAACGAGGCCGCCAAGGCAACGGCGGCAGGTGTCGCCACCAGTGATCAGCGCATCATCGCCTCGGCTGGCAGTTATGAGCGTCTGGTGCGGCAGATTGATCCCGCCTATGCCGCCCAGCAGCAATTTGCGCGTGGCGAGCGCGTTCTGCAGCAGGCGCTTGAAAAGGGCCGCATCGACCTTCAGGAACATGCCTTGCGGGTGGACCAGCTGCGCGCGCGGTATGAGTTTGCCGGCGAGCAGGTTGTCGGTTTTGCGGCGCGGGCCGGGCAGGCAACAGCGTCGGGCAGCCGGATGGGCTCTGTCATGCAGAATGCCGGTTATCAGGTTGGCGACTTTGCCGTGCAGGTGGCCTCGGGCCAAGGCTTCATGCGGCCCTTCATCCAGCAGGGCACGCAGCTGATTTCGATGTTTGGTCCCTGGGGCGCTGTCATCGGCGCAGCGGGTGCCGTTCTCGGCGCGCTCTATACCTCGCTGTGGAATACGAAAGATGCCGCTGGCGCGGCGGGTGATGCGCTGGGTGTGCTATCAGATGCCAACAAGGAGCTGAACGCTGCAACTGAAAAGGGCATCGATCTGACGCGTCGTCAGGCATTTGAGTTTCTGCGCAAAGCCGAGGCGGCTGAGGCAGCCGCGCGGGCGGAAATGTATGACGCACAAGCCATCCTGACGCGGCGACAGGCTGATCTGGATTCATCCCATGCCGGTGGCTTTACCGGCGCCCAAGTCACGCAGGCGCGCCTGCAGGCTGAAATCAATGCCGCGCAGGAAAGGCTTAATGATTTTGGCGGTGAGGCCGATGCCGCACGGGCGGAAATTGACAGGGTAAAAGCGAGCCTCAACGGCCTTGGCAGCAGCTTCGCCGCGACGGCGGATGAAAATGAACGGCTGATCGCGGCGATGCAGGTGTCGCAGTATGAATATGACGTCACCGTGAAGACGATTGAAATATTGAAAGGGGGGTATGCCGGGACAGAAGATCAGGCCCGCGCCCTGGCCGAGGTGCTGGTGGGGCAGAAAGAGACATTGGACGGCCTGACGAAATCAATCTCTGCCGCCACCAAGGAATCCGACAAATATACGCAGCAGATCGAGAAAGCGAGCGCCTCTTTTGAAAGTTATCTCGCGCAGCTCGATCTTAAAAACATCGCGCTCCAAAATGAAATTTCCGGTCATAGCGAGCTCAATCCACTGCTTGAAGCAGAAGCCAAGCTTGCTGAAAGCATGGGCCGCGATCTGCTGCCGGCGGAAATTGCACAGCTTAAAACGCGCGTTGAGCAGAACCAGCGCCTGACCGCCGAACTTAAAGCGCATCATGAGCTTGAAAAAGAGGCACAAAAGCAGGCTGAGCAGGTCGGACGGGCTTGGGAGCGCGCTGGCGAAAATATTCAGAACTCTATTGCCGACGCGATTTTCAGTGGCAAGAATGCGTTCGAAAGCCTGAGAAGCATCGCGCTTGATGTGGCCAGGCAGATCGCGGCCGCCATGATTTTCAACCCGATCATCCAACCGATGATCGGGACTCTCTCGGGCCTTGGGGCTTCTGGTTCGATCGGCGGGCTTGTCAATGGATCTGGCAGCAGTCTTTTTGGCTCTATCGGGTCCGCCTTTTCACTGCTCAACAGCTCTGCCGGGACGCTTGGCAATGCTTTTGTGCAAGGCAGCTTTGGTCAGTCACTCGGGCTATCGACGGGTGCGCTTTCGGGCATCGGACCGGCAAATGCGACCAGTCTTGGTTCGTCGCTGGCGGGCATCGGCAATGTGCTTGGCGCGGGCGGAATTGGCTATGGTCTGGGGTCGCTCATATCGGGCTTTGGTATTGGCAATTCGACCGGCTCAGGCATTGGTGGTGCTTTGGGCGGGGCCATTGGCTCAATCATTCCCGGCATCGGGACCATTATCGGGTCGATTGGCGGCGCCCTTATTGGCGGCCTTTTTGGTAATAGTCAGCCTTCGAACCTTTTTGCCCGGCAGAATATCAACCTTGCCGATGGCACCCTTGGACGCCTTGATTACAACCCGTCGGAATATTCGCAACAGAATGTGGACGCGGCGACCGGCGGCGCGCAGGCCTTCCTTGCGCTTGAAAAACAGATCACGGCGCTGATCGGCGGCGCGACGAATGTCACAGCCTCGCTTGAGGTTGGCTCGCGCGATGGCATCTATGCCATGGTCGGAAGCAGCGGAAAACGTTTTGCGAATTCGGATGCCGGATTTCAGCAGGCGCTTGATTTCATGGTGAAGAGTTTTGCCGACCAGCTGACCGGGGTTACCAACGAGGCCTATCAGAAAGCGATTGCCCGTGGTGCGACCGGGCAGGAGATTATCGAGAATATCAACTATGTCAGCCAATATCTCGCCATTGCCGATGCCGGCGTTTCGGCGCTGGCTGATGCCATCAAGACGATCAATGATGCCTATGATGAATCCATTGCCAAGGCAAACGAGCTGGGTCTGGCAACGGATGCGCTCAATGCGGCACGCGACAAGGACATTGCCTCGGTCCGGGCGCAATATGATGCCCAGGTCCGCAGCCTGCAGCAAAGTGGTCGCGCGCAGGCCGAACAGTTTTTCGGCGCCCAGCTTGATCCGCTTCTCGCCTATCGCGACCAGCTGACCTATGGCGCGGATTCCGTGCTGGCGCCGCAGGCACAATATGCGCAGGCGCAGGACGCCTTTCGCGGGCTGGACCTTTCGACGGCCAATGCCAGTGATATTGTCGCTGCCGGTCAAACCTATCTGCAGCAGGCGCGCAGCTATGGCGCCAGTGGCGATATCTATCAGAGCGCCTTCCGCGAGGTGAATGGCGTTCTCAGCGGCCGCATCGAGACGCTGGAACAATCGCAGTCACAGGTCTATGCCGATCTTGGCGTCAGCATGGCGACATCGATTGCCGATCAGACGGCTGCCTTGCAGGACAGTCTGGCGGAAATCAAGGACGCCATCGACAAGCTCAACAAGACGATCAAGGCGGCGGCATGATCCCGGGCCTGACACCGGTTGCAACAATACCTGTTGGCAGCCAGCCGCTTGCGTTCGTCACTTCGGTGACGTCACGTTTCGCGCAGCTTTTTAACGAGATCGATCCGGAGATCATCTTTCTGGTCGAGATTTCACCTTATGACGGCTCGCTGCAACAACAGCTTCCGGGGTTGCCCGCGCCTGTTGCCACCCTGCCGCATAATGGCGGGTCGGGCTTTGCCGTGCGGGGCGGCGAACGGGTTCTGCGCGTCTCGAATGCTACGGAACCTTTCATTACCCGGCCCGATGATACCTCGCTTGCCTCAACACCCTATCCGAGCCGGTTAAGCCGCAGTTTCAGCCTTTCCGCCGTGCTGTTTTCCGGCCTCATTCCGGGAGAGACGCCCCGGTTTGCCGGCTCCGAAATCCAGATCATCAATGAGGGCGGCGAATTCGATCAATGGACGCGCTACAGCTTTGATGGGCGTGATCTGACCATCAAGGCCGGGTTACGGGATTTTGCCTGGTCTGATTTTGGCCCTGTGGCCGCCCTGACCCTGCGCGGCGCAACATTTGAAGAGGCTGCAATTACGCTCTCGCCGCGCGACCAGTCGGATATTTTCCGCCGTGTGATCCAGCAGAATCTTTATGGCGGCATGGGCGGTGCGGATGGCGATGCCTCGCTGAAGGGTCGCGCCAAACCCTTGGGCTTTGGCGCTGTCTCGAATGCGCCGCTGCTGTTCACTGATCAGGCCCGGCTGATCGGGCAGTTGCATGATGGGTCCATTCAATCGGTTCTGGCGGTGCGCGATCAGGGTGTGGCCCTGACACCGGGCGCCGATCACGCCGATTATGCGACGCTGGAAGCGGCCATTCCTGCGCCCGGCAGCTATGACACCTGTCTCGCACTCGGATTTGTCAAACTCGGCTCCATCCCCTCCGACAATGGCGAGGTGACGGCAGATTTTGAGGGCGACAATGACGGCGGCTATGTGTCAACGATCGGGTCTATCCTGCGCCGCATCGTGACGACGCGTCTTGGCAACCAGAACCTCGCTGATCCGGCTGGCCTTGATGCCGTTGCCTTTGCCGAACTTGAAAGCAGTTTTCCGGCGACCGCGCAATTTTATGCCGCCGATGCGGTCAATGCCGAGGATGTGCTGAACGCGCTGATGCGCTCGGCCTATGGCTACTGGTTTTTCACGCGCGCCGGGCAATTGTCTGTCGGCCTTTTTACGCGCGTCGAGGCTGTGGACTATACGGTGAGTGATGCCGAGCTGGTGGGGGGCACGCTGCGCCAGCTTGAAGTGACGCCGCCTGCCTGGCGTGTGCAGGTTGGCTGGGGGCGCGTCTGGACGGTGCAGACCGATACCGCGCTGGCGGGCAGTGTCAGCGCCGATCAGCGCCAGCTTTACGGCAATGAATATCGCCATGCGGTGGATTTCAATTCGACAGTGAGGGGGCGGCATCGTTTTTCCCAGCCGCTCGACTGGCCAACATTGCTGGTCAATGAAGCTGATGCCATCGCGCTGGCGGCCCGCATCATTGACATGGCGGCACCTGATCAGCGGCGTTTTGCCTTGCGCGTGCTGCGCTCGCAATTGCGCCTGTGGCTGGCGAGCCGCGTCGGCATCAATGCCGGATTTCTCAAGGCCTTTGGCGGGGCCCTCGGGCATGTTGTGGCCATCAACGAAGATTACGACGCCGGTTATACCGAGCTGGAGATTGTTGCCTGATGGCAAAGCCGTTCATTGCCCATGCCCGCTTGTCTGATGCAGCCGCGCTGACGGCATCATCGGAATCGGCGGCCCTGCCGGTCACGAATCTGCAAGCGCGCCAGCCCGGTGATGTCTGGCGTCCGGAAGGTCTGACGCCCTATGTGGTTATCGACCTCGGCGCGGCTTTTGCAGCGTCGCCGCAGGTGATCACGGTTGTCGCGCTGATGGCGCTGAATATCAGCGCCGCCGCAAGCTGGCGCATAAGGGCGGCAACCAGTGAAGCCGGTCTGACGGGCAGTCCGGCCTATGACAGCGGCACAGGCCAGATGCGCCAGCCTGGCAGCAATGATGATTGGCCGCTGCATATTGCGCTGAAATGGCTCGATCCGTCGCTGGCGTTGACCTGTCGCTGGTGGCGGATCGATGTCGATGACAGCGGCAATGGCGATGGCTATCTCGATTTTGGGCGGCTCTATGTGGCCGCGACAAATCAATTGTCGCTGAAACATGCCAAGGGCGCGACGATCGGCTATGGCGACCTGAGCCGCAAGCAAAGGTCTGCCGGCGGGCAGCGCTTTTCAACGCGCCGCCCGCCTGAGCGCGTCATCAGCTTTTCAATCGATTATGGCAGCGAGAGCGAGATGCTGGGCGATCAGCTGGATCTGGACCTGGAACGCGGCATTGCGCGCGATGTGCTTTGCTGTCTCGACCATGAAATCACAACCTATCTGGCTCAGCGCACGATCTATGGCGAGTTTCAGAGCCTGTCGCCCGTCTCGCTGCCGGTCTTTGCACGTTATGCCAAGCGTTTTATCATTGAGGAGTTGCGCCCATGAGTGTCCAGGGATTGCTGGTCAATGCCGCCAAGGAAACATCGACGACGCAAGGCACCGGCACCTATAATCTGGCGGGCGCATCGGCGGGGTTTGATGCGCTGCGAAACGGGATTGCCAATGGCGCGCAGGTCGCCTATGTCGCCGAGCGCATCGAATATACCAATGGCGAGATCACGGCCCATTATCGCGAATGCGGCCTTGGCACCTTGACGCATGGTTCGCCCGACACGCTCGCCCGCACGACGATTTATTATTCGACCAATGGCAATGCCGCCATCGACTGGGGGCCTGGCACGACGGATATTTACTGTGCGCCGCCCGCCGAGCTCATGGTACTGCTGACATCAGCGCTGGCGGCCGGCAAAGCGGGCCTGCCGTTGATCGTCAATTCCAATTCCAATGCGTTCGCGCTTGGCAATCCCTTGCCGGGCCTGACGGCCTCTTCGACATTGACGATTGCGAGCGGCAGTGTGACGCCGTCCCGGGCCTGGCATCTGATCGACACCGAGGCGGCGGCGGCGAGCGATGATCTGACCAACATTGTGACCACGAATATAGGCGATGGCGGATTGCTGCTGCTGACGGCGGCCAATACGGCGCATGATGTGGTGTTGAAGCATAATGCCGGCGGGGCGGGACAGATTTATCTGGCGACCGCCACGGACCTGACGCTGAGCGACAATCTGATGTCGGTGATGCTGCAACGGCGCGGCAGTTACTGGTATGAATTGTCGCGTTCCAGCATCACGTCTTTGCCGAGTTTGACAGTTACGGGGGCTGTCGCCATGGGTGGCGCTGTCAGTAAAACCGGTGTCATCTCGCCGAGCTCGATCTCGACGACGCAGAACAATTATAACCCTGCCGGTCTCTCAAGCGCCTCGATCATCCGGCAGGCGTCATCGGCAAATGTCACGATCACCGGTTTGGCGGCGCAGGCAGATGGCCGGGAAATCGAATATCGCAACATTTCGGCTTATAATCACACGCTGTCGGATGAAAGCGCCTCTTCGACGGCGGCAAACCGCTTTGACCTGCCTTATGATCTGATCCTGTTGCCGGGGGAATCTGTCACCCTGAAATATGACGGCACGCTGTCGCGCTGGCGGCTGGCGCATCAGGCGCAGTATCAAATGGCGACGGCGGCAGAAGCCCGCGCCAAATCGTCAACCACAAAAACAATGTCGCCGAGCAATGAATCCGATCTTGATTTTGAAAGCTCGGAAATCTCGATCACGCTGAGTTCAAGCGGGACCATCGCGCATGGAAAGGGCGTCAAACTTTCAACCGTACAAGCCTATCTCAGATGTAAAACGTCTGAGGGT